ATGATTCGCTCAAGCTCGCGATCGCTCAACGGCGAGGCAATCGAGCTGACTGACCACGGCAGCCAATCGCCTTTGTAGCGGTAGCGGTGGCTCCCTGGATCGAAGTGCAAACCGTCAACTGGGTCTAGAAGCGCCATGAAGTGGTTGATTTTTGATCAAGACCGTGCAACAATACCCCCGAACCGCGCCAATGGCAAGGATGCCCAAACGCATCGAGATCGACGACCAACTGCTGGCACGGGTTCAGTCTCAATGCCCCACATACCTGACGGCCACTGGGTTTATCAACCTTTTGATCGACCAAGCACTTGACATGTCCTGTACGCTGGGAAAACCGAGCCGCGCTCAGCAGGCGCTAGCCGCTGAGGGGGGCGAAGGTTTTACCTCTTCTTCTTCTTCTACAAAGGAAGAAAATTTTGAAAGGTTATCCCCTAAAAGCAAAAGGGGGGTGCAGGGGGGGAAACGCGATCCGTACCGCGCAAGGGTGATCAGCGTTGAACTCGTGCCTGATGACCTGCTCGACTGCCAGCAGCTGCTGCCTGAGTTTTGGTCCGTCAAAAAAGGAACCCGCTCTGAGAGCGTCTGGAATCGCGTTTGCGGCAAGTTGCGTGGGTGGACACCTGAACAGCGTCGGGAGGCCCTTGAACGCGCCATAGCCGGCGGCTGGGGGGATGTTTTTGAGCCCGGTCCTCAGCACTCTGCTCGCGCCGTTACTGGTGGTGGTCGCAAGCCCCTAGATCAACTGGCTTCCGAGATGGATGCCATGCCTTCTCTTTGGTAGCTCTTCATGGATTCCAAAATCTTCACGCTTGGCCTTCGCACAATCTCTGCGGTGATGCCTTACGCCAAAAAACTTGAAGACGATGAAGCTCAGTTTCTGTGGCTAACTCTTGATGGAAAAATTAAAACTGAAATCTCTAATGAGATGTGGACCTATGCCGTCAAGCTCTACTTGCAAGGTAGCTCACGCAATCAAAACCTTCCTGTCCACATCGACGTTCTCTCTGTCTTCATTAAGCATCAAGATGGCACGCCAAACCTGAATTGGGGTTTTCGCTGCAATTCCGAACAGTTTCTGCAAGCTCTACAGCTTCAAGCTTCAGATCCTGATAACACTTGCCCAATTGCAATCGCTTCACAATTAGCGCAAAATCAAATCTCTCTGCCGTCTGGCAACTGCTCATTGTCAGCCGCAAATGGCTTTGACGATGGCCCCACAACCAACCCAATTCTCAAGGACATGTTCTGATGAGTCACCAAATTGAAATCACCGCTCAAACCATTTCTCTTGACATGACCGAGCAGGAAGCTCGGCAAGCCGTCAGCGACATCAAGCGCGGGATCAACACCGTTCGCGCTCGCGTCTACGATCTAGATCGCCGCAAAGGCTGGAAGGCTCTCGGTTACCGCAGCTTCAACGCCTGCTGCATGAAGGAGTTTCCTGAGCTGCACGCCAAAACCATTGAGAAACATTTGGCTGCGGCTCGGGTTGAGACTGTTTTGCAGGAATACCCGCACGCGTGCGGGAGGATTAAAACCGGAGACTTGCCATTGCGGCAGGCGATGCCACTTGTAGCGCTGCGGCATGACGCCGAAACCCTCGTCGCCGCCTACACAAAGGCTCAGGGCATCGCCAAGGAGGAAAACGGCGGCAAGCTCACTGAGGCCATCGTCACTCGCGCTGTTCAAGAGACGAAGCCACAACCTGCTGCTTCTTCTCCAGTCGCATTGGTCGAGCCCAAGTGGTCTGAATCAGAGCTGGAGCGCAAGGCAATCGTTGAGGCTGGCGGCGCTGTCGTCGCCAACATGCACGCCGATAAGGATCAGTCCTTGCTTGCCTGGGCCCGCCAAACCGGCCGATTCCTTCGCATTGATCGCCAGAGCGACTGGGGTAATCCATTTGAGATGCCTGCAGATGGAGACCGCGACACCGTTTGTGATTCCTACGAAATTTTCTTTGCTCGGAAATTTGGCCTTCATTCCCGCATTGCCGAACTCGAAGGCAAGGTCCTTGGCTGTTGGTGCTATCCGCAGCGTTGCCATGGCGACTACCTCGTCAGCAAGCTTGAAGGGCCTGACGCATGATCTTTCAAGATTGCGTTTGCATAGCCCAGGCGCGCGTTATCGAGGGCAGGCGTAAGCGTGCTCATATCTGCACAATCGCCTATCACCCTGAATCGGCTCAGTTCATTCGCACTTGCTTGCCTTTTGCCCCTGGGAAGGAAACTGGTGTTCGTCGCTGGACGCGCTTTTCGTTTGAAGCGGAAAAGTCTCCCACCGACACCCGCGCTGAAAGCTACGAATTTGGCGCGCTGCTGCAACGTGGCTCTCGTGTTACAGAGTCTGAACGCAACGCGCTGCATAGCCAAATCCTCTCCAGCTATCGCTATGAGGATGAGCTGAACCAAGAGCGTCGTTCGGTTGGCGTCTTGCTGCCAAAGCCTGGCACACTCACGTTTGAACTTGGTGAGCTTGACGCAAGAGAGGAGTCTTATCGTCAATTGATGCTCCAAAAAGGAATCTTTTTTCCGGCTTTCAAGGTCTACGTTTGCGGCAAGCGCACCAAAGACGGCAATCCATTTCGCAAACAGCTTTTGCAATGGGATGTGATAGAGGGCATTAGAAAAGGCGTTGACCCTTTCTCGGCCTTAGCTGCCTACAAGGATCCATACATCATCATGGGCAATACGCCTTGGGTTCGTAATGCATTCATGGCCATTGGGCTTCTCTCCGCGCCACCTTCAGCAAAACTTGCAGCCTTTAACCAGCAATTGCAAATCGTCTAATGGAGCCAATCCAAGACCTAACCTCCACGCGCCTCCTGCTCCGCCGTGGTATCGAAGCTGGCCACTGGACACTAGAAGACCTAGACACTCCCTCATATGGCTGGCGTGAAAATGCCAAGCGTTTTCGCGTTCATCACCCCAACTACAAGCAGCACGAATACCGCAACCCACTCCGCGATCCCGAGCAACCTGAAACAGTCCAACGCAGCGAACCGCGTGACTTCACGCCACCGCCAGGCACCACACCAGCAAACTCACCAAATCTCCCTGTCACCCTTGAGCAGCCGCCTCAGCCTGATGGCGTCACGCTGATCTCCAACGATTTCGACCACTTCGATCCAGACTCCCTCGACTTTTGATGTCCAGCAAAATCCGCGCAGGTCACACCGTCATCAAGGTCTCGCTTCCGCAAGATGAAGTCCTGCCCTTTAAGCATTTCTGCCTAGACCAAGGCACCACCATGAGCGACTTTGCACGCTCTGCCATTCAGGCCTCGCTACGCACCTCTGCAAACCCCTTCAAGCTCCCCGTTGGTGCCACCGTTTTTGCTGATGCTGTAGAAGCCGCTGCGCGCGCCTCAGCGGGCATCCCCAGAACTCAACTAGAAGCCATCACCGCTGCTGTCGTCATCGCACTCAATGAAAACGCTTCCGTTTGATACATGGTGTTCTGATTACGTCGAGTTCCTAGCCTCCTGTGCTATCGACGCCCACCATGACCGCATACAACGCGCCTACAACCGCGTGACAGCTGAACCAACCATCACCCAACTCGAAGGCGACTGCATCCGCGTCTGCCTAGATGGCAACTGCGGTTTCGTCTCCTCCTTCCACCTCGTAGAACCTAAACTCAACCAACTACGTGCCGCAAATGACAACTCCACAGCAAGCCGTGAAAAACCTCCGCACCACACCAACCAAACCCGGTGCTGAAGACATCGAAGCCATGAACAACCGCGTCCTAGCTCTCGAATGGCTTTATCGCCTCCAAGGGCGCAAAGACGCCAACAAGCCACTTCGCTGCACCTACACCGGCCTTTGGCAATCCTTACACTAAGCTCAAGCAAATATCGTTAGCCCTGGTCTGTGACCTCGATTAACTCGCTAGTCAGTGATCATAAAAACGCGCGGCGTCGTACCGATCGCTCTGCAGAACTCATTAAAGAGTCCCTGCAACGCTATGGTGCCGCGCGCTCCATCGTCATCGACGAAGACAACCGCATCCTCGCTGGTAACGGCACCATCGAAGGTGCCAAAGCAGCAGGCATCAAAAATGTCCGCATCATCGAAACCGAAGGCGACGAAATCATCGCCATCAAACGCAGCGGGCTATCCGAAGACGAAAAGGTCGGCCTAGCACTCGCAGACAACCGCACCGCTGATCTCTCCGAATGGGACCAGGCGATGCTCCATCGCCTCTCCGAAGAACACGACCTCTCACCCTGGTTCGATCAAGACGACCTCGACGAACTCCTAGCCGTAACCGAACTCGAACCGCAGCAGGGCAACACTGACCCCGACGACGTTCCAGAAACACCAGCTGACCCCATCACCAAACCAGGTGACCTCTGGCTCCTCGGAAACCACCGCCTCCTCTGTGGTGATTCCACCAACATTCAGCACCTAGAACGCTTGATGGATGGCAAGCAAGCCAATCTTTGGCTTACTGACCCGCCCTACAACATCGCCTACGAAGGCGGCTCGAAAAAGCGCAAAGCCATTGAAAATGACTCAATGGCAGCTGCTGACTTCCGTCAGTTCCTAAAAGACGCCTATTCCGCTGCAGATGCCTGCCTTTGTCCAGGTGCAGCCTTCTATATCTGGCACGCCGATTCCGAGGGCTACAACTTCCGCGGTGCAGCACTAGACATCGGCTGGCAGGTTCGCCAAACCCTTATCTGGAACAAAAATAACTCCGCCTTTGGACGCTCTGATTTCCACTGGAAACACGAGCCCTGTCTTTACGGCTGGAAAGAAGGCGCTGCTCATTCCTGGTACAACGATCGCAAGCAAACCACTGTCCTCGACTTCAATCGCCCTGCTCGCTCCGAGCAGCACCCCACGATGAAGCCAGTTGACCTCATCGAATACTGCCTAGGCAATAACACACAGCAAAACGCCATCGTCCTTGATTCCTTCGGCGGCTCAGGCACCACACTCATCGCCTGCGAGCGTCAGCACCGTCACGCACGCCTCATGGAAATCGACCCCGCCTATTGCGACGTTATCGTCAAACGCTGGGAAGACTTCACAGGCAACACCGCCGTCTGTCACCCCTCAGACGCTCACTTCAACCAGGAGCAAGAGGAGCTGTTCTGATGGCTAAAAAGTCCACTAAGGTCGAGGTGGAGTACCGCACTAACCGTGTGGCACGCCTTCTTAGCAATGGTGCTGTCCGCTCTGAGGTGGTTCAATACGCCTCGAACGAATGGGGGGTTTCAGCCCGTACAGCAGATGACTACATCGCCCGTGCTCGCGAGGTTCTCAAGGCAGACTGGGACATTGACCGCCGCACCTTCACCGCAGAGTTGCTCTCCCAGCTAGCTAGCCTCCAAAAAGAATGCCGTAAAAATGGCAATCAAGCGCACGTTGCCTTGGGCTGTATCAACACGATGGCGAAGATTGCACACATCCTTGACCCGCAGTGAGCATCCTTGATCGTTGTCCTGGCGGATCGCTACTTGAGCCGCCAGTTGCTGCTACTGACGAAAAGGATTGGGCGCCGTTTGCTACGCAGCTGTATGAGTCGTTGACTGAACCTCAGCGGCAGGTATGGGACACACCCGAGCGATTCGTCATGCTTTGCGCAGGTCGTCGCATGGGCAAAACTTACCTTTGCCTTGCACGTCTAGTCTCATGGGCCATTGAGCAGCCAGGAAGCCTGAACTGGTACTGCACGCAGAACTACAAGTCCGCCAAGCAGATCGCATGGCGACAACTCAGGGAAATGATCCCCGTAGAGATGTTTGCCAAAAAGAACGAGGCCGAACTCTCCGTTGAGCTGACCAATGGCAGCCGCATTCAACTCAAGGGTGCAGAGAACGCCGACAGCCTGCGTGGCGTGAGCCTTAGCAGCCTGATCGTTGATGAGGCCGCCTACGTCAAGCAAGAGGCATGGGAGATGGTGCTACGCCCTGCACTCTCCGATCAAGGCGGCCCCGCTTGGTTTATCACCACGCCAGCAGGCCTGAACTGGTTCCACGATCTGTGGGAACAGGCGCAGGAACAAGACGACTGGCAGACTTTTAGCTTCACCACTATCGAAGGTGGTAATGTCCACCCAGAAGAGGTGGCCGCGGCCAAGCGCACACTCGACGATCGCACATTCCGCCAGGAATACCTAGCCTCTTTCGAGACGCTTTCGGGTCGTGTCTACCCCGACTTCAGCGACGACAACATCTCAGCAGAAGTCAAAGACATCGGCGGAGAAATCTACTGGGGAACTGACTTTAACGTTGGTGTCATGGCTGGCGTTCTGGGCAGTCGTGTCGGTGACACTCTGCATGTCTGGGATGAGATCACTGTGAAGCAGTCAAACACCGATGAGGTGTGCGCCATGCTCAAGGCAAGATTCCCCGGTCGCCATATCGTCGCCTACCCAGACCCGACAGGATCAGCGCGTAAGACCAGCGCAGCAGGTGAAACGGACCACGGCATCATCCGCCGCTATGGCTTCCAGTGCATCAGCCCCAAGCATCCTTGGGCCGTAAAAGACAAGATCAATAGCACCAACTGGATGGTGAAGACGGCTGACGGTCAGATCCGTCTATTTATCCATCCGCGTTGTAAGCACACGATCAAGGCGCTCAAGAACGTCACGTACAAAGAAGGCACCCAGGATTACGTGATCGACAAGTCGGCAGGTATCGAGCACTGGACTGATGGCCTTGGCTACCTGATCCTTGGCGCGTTCAACCAAGTGAAGCCATGGCAGACAGCAAGCGGTGATCGCGCTCAGATCCAAAGGCGCATCAGCGAGAAAAGCAAGATGCTTGGCAGGCGCAGATTGCGCTAGCCATTAAGCAGCATGTCGCCAACCATCTCCTTGAGTGCTTCAGTTTGAAGCATCAAGATGAGGGCGCTCCCATCAAGCCCGCTCTAGCTTGCCAGCTTTTTTCTGCTCCTGCAATCGTTTGATCCAACCGCCAAGCATGGCGCCCACTTCGCCCACTAACGCTTGGGCGGTTTCCAGTTGATGCTCGGTGATCAGTTTGCGCTTGTGATGCACCATGAAGCGCAGCAGAAGCCTGAGCTGTCCAAGGCTGCCGTCGAGGACGTAGCAGCGGCTGAGCTGGCTGGCTTTGATGGCGTCGTTAAGGTGCTGGGCCACCAGAAAGAGCTGCCGAATGAGCAGCTCCCGAAAGGTGCCATGTTTGCGGGGGATCGTTTGCGCGAGCGGGTAGAGGTAGTCGATCACCCGCTCGTACTTCTCCACCATGTAAAGGCCATGAGCCTCCTTAGAGGGATCCGCAGAGGCTCGCTTGCTGGTCATAGAGCTCGGCCCTGTCGGGCCTCCTATGCAAGTATCAGGTGCCGGGCCACAAAGCGAGACCCAATGCTGGCGTGGGCGACGTCGTCGGAGGTCCAAGGAGTGTAGTCCCAGTTGGCACAACGATAACCGGAATTGGCACAACGTGAACCGGAATTGGATCCGTTGTTCCAGTTGCCTCCCAGGTTGAAGCAGAGATGTCGGAGTTTTTCTACGTCATCGCAGCGCATGATTTCACGCTTTGCGGCTTCAACAGCAAACTCGCGTGCAGTGTGCCAATCATTCATCGCTGTGAATAATGCTTGCCTCAGTTTGGCGGTGCCTGAAACGTAGACTGGCCTAAAGCGCAGTCTGGGCAAGAAGTGACCCACCATCCGTACCCGTCAGGTGTGTTCAACGGCCAGGAGCCGCTTGACCCGACGCTTGAGCGCAACCCTGGTAACGATCCAAGTTGGTTGGCGGGTCCGGTTTTGGAGATGAGCCAGCAATGGTTCCCGATTGATGTATGCGTCGGTGGCACGCAGGCATTGCGGTTGCACGCTGACACCTACATCCCGCGAGAACCAGAGGAAGATGAGGAGACATGGCG